TGCCCAGGACAGCTCCTCGGGGGTGTAGTCGACAATCTGGGCGGTGGCGCAGTTAACTTCAATACGCATTAGAGCAGCTCCAACAGGCGGCGGTCGCCCTTAAGGGTGCGGCGGACCTTCTCGGTGGCCCGATACAAAACACCGACAGGAACACCGAAAGTGTCGGCAGCTTGTCGGGGGGCCAGCTCACCAAAAAGGACCGCCCGCACGGCGTCGCCTTCCTGACCATGGGCAAGGTGCTTGGCAACGATGGCAGCAATACGCGCTCGCCGCTTGGCATCGTCCAGCATCTCGTCGGCACTCGGAACGGCAGCCGCTTGGGCAAGAATGGCTTTTTCGTCAACGCTAGCAGCCCTACGACGTGCGATCCCTTCTCGGGTGGGAGTGCGGTCGCACTCGGTCGCCGCGCCGCTTAGATGCCATGCCAGCCGCTTGCACTCCCGAAAGGCGGCGACATACAGATAGCCGCCAAGGGGCTGCCCTCGGGTGGCGTCAAACTTCGGAAGGGCCACCAGGGCGGCGGCACTCGCCTCTTGAACGAGATCATCGAAGGCAAGCCACCGGTTGGTTTTGTGGATGGCTCGGGCAGCTTGACGGCAGGCGTCGGTGAGGATCGAAAACGTGGAAGTGTCCATGAGGGAACCTTTCGCGCCTTGTGGCGCAGCTAAGGAAGATGGATGAGGAGCAGTTGGCCTTGCCTAGCCGATCAGTGATCCAGCCGGTAAAGGCCGGCAGCCACAAGGGCAGTCACGATGGCGATGGCAAACAACAGGTGGCCAATCACATGGGCAGCAGTCTTGTTCATCTCTCACTCCAGTGCGCCTTGGGGCGCTCTACTTGGGGAACCGTTCCCCGCTGTCGATGTGTGAAGACTACAGCCGCTCACTTGCTGCGTCAAAGAAAAAGCAGCGCCCCTTCACTTTTTCTCAAAGCGCCATTCCCCATGCTGAAAGCGAGCCGGTGTCTAACGCGACATCCTGTCTTCGTCCCGCGCAGGACAAGTTCTGGTCCGTTTCTCAAAAGCTCTCAGTTATGGAGCCGTGGATTCAAGCCACCTTGAAACAACCCCACAAACTCCCGTAAAACGGTTTGAGTTTGGTTTCACTTCGTTTAAGGTAGGCGCTATGGCCAGAACAAGCTCAGTTTCGCAAGAGGAATGGCTCGCGTTGGTGTCTGCATTTCGCAAGCACCCAGGGTTGATAAACACCGTAGCCAAGTCACTCAAGATGACTTGGTACAAAACCCAGCGCGCTTGGGAGCATGGCTTCCCCTTCATGTCCCCTCCTAAAGACCCTATCAAGGTCATTCTGGAGAGGGAGGCTGCTGCTACCGTTGCCAAGGAAGTAGCTATCCAAAGCGAAACAGAAGCCTTTGCAGCCACCCTGAGAGGGGATGCACGCAATGAGGCTTTGGATCAATACCAGCGCACGGCTCGCATGGTGAAGTCCGCCACTATCACTGCGAATAATGCACTGGCAGCTGTCTCCAAGCTGAATCAGGTAGCAGCAGCATTGGCAGAACTTGCCCCTCGATTGGCTGATCGAGTGAGAGAGGCAGTGCAGCAAGATGAGCTTGACCCGGCTCAGGCTCTGTATGCACTTGAGAAGATCAGCAACTTCGCTCAGAAGATCACAGCCACCTCCAATGCAGCCACTTCGCAGGGAGCCAAGGCAGTTGAGGTGGAGCGGCTGATGAAGGGTGACGCTACCTCGATCATTGGAGTGAAGGAGACGCTGGCAGAGCCGGTAAGTGCCGAGGAGGCTAAGAGGCTGGCAGCAGAGCTGGCAGAGGCTGCGAATGAGGCAGAGGCCGCAACAGGTCAGCAGCCTAACTTGCAGGTGCTTTCGGGTGGAGCGCAGGAAGCGCAGAGCGCATGAGTGGGCGTCCCGGGTTTGTTGTAGACAAGGGAGCGCAGACGGCCGCGCAGGTGAAGCAGCAGCTGGCCCTGTACGCTCGGACGAATGGGGCTGCGTTCAACGCCTATGTGCTGAAGGATGAACAGACGGGCACGCCAGTTCGCATGGCTCCTATGCACCGAGAGTGGCACCGGCTTGTTGAGCAGCACTCTCGGTTAAACATCATTTCTCACGTTGAGTCAGCCAAATCGCAGAACCTCTCAGTGGGAAGGGTTTTGTACGAATTGGGGCGTAACCCCAACACTCGTTGCGTGATCGTATCCAACACCATTGGGCAGGCTCAAAAGCTGGTGAAGTCCATTGCGGGCTACTTGGAGCGGTCCAACGAGGTCAAGGAGGTATTTCCTGATCTCAAGCCGGCAGCTAATGGACCTTGGACGCTTTCGCAGTTGGCGGTGGAGCGCAAGGGGCACCCAAAAGACCCCTCAGTGCAGGCCACGGGCGTACATGGCTCTATCGTTGGTGCGCGTATCGACCTGCTGATCTTGGATGACGTGCTGGACTACGAGAACGCCAGAACGCCTAGTCGTCGAGATGACCTGTGGGATTGGGTGCATAGCACGCTGTTCGGGCGTTTGACTGAGAATGCCCGAGTGATCTCTGTGGGAAACGCCTATCACCGAGATGACCTGCTGCACCGCCTTGAGCAGAACCCCATCTGGCACACGGTTCGATTCCCGGTGATTGATGATGCGGGCGTCCTCTCATGGCCTGAGAGGTGGCCTCTTAGCCGCATCACACAGAAGCGGGAGGAATTGGGGCCGCTTGAGTTTGCGCGCCAGATGCTCTGCAAGGCTAGGGATGACGCCGAGAGCCGGTTTAAGCGGGAGTGGATTGATCTATGCCTTCAACGGGGCAATGGCCGCACCCTCCAGCACGCTATTGCCACGATTCCACCAGGCTGCTCTGTGTATACAGGAGTGGACTTGGCGGTTCAGCAGCACTCCAGCGCCGACCTAACCGCCTTCACGACCATCATGGTTCACCCCAATGGCGACCGCGAGCTGCTTAACATTGAGTCGGGGCGCATGGTTGGCCCTGAGATCGTGCAACGGGTCCAGCAGCTCCACCATCGGTATCAAGGGATATTCTTTGTAGAGAACAATTCGTCACAGGAGTTTATCCTCCAGTTCATTCGGTCCAGCTCTGCCATTCCTGTTCGGCCGTTCACAACAGGGAAGAACAAGGCGCATCCCGAGTTCGGGGTGGAGGGGTTGGCAGCTGAGATGGCGAATGGGAAGTGGATCATTCCCAACAGGGATGGGCGAATGCACTCCGAGGTGGAGGCATTGGTCAATGAGATGCTGTACTATGACCCAAAATCGCATACAGGCGATAGGTTGATGAGTTTGTACTTTGCTCGAGAAGCTGCACGGCAGGGTAACATCAGAGCTGAAACGGGCTATCTGCCCACGCTGCGGCGATAGGATAGAATCAGAATGGCACGTCGCAGCAAGCTACCAGAACAGGAGTTGCCGAAGGCTACAAAGCCGTTGCGTTACCCATGTGATCGGTGTGGGGAGCGGGAGGCGTGTAGGTGGGGGGTGGCTACTGTGGTGTCTGGGGAGCGGGGTGGACGTATTCGGAATGTTGGTCTATGCGACCCCTGTGCCGCCTGTTGTGCGGCCCCTGGATCTATGCAGTCCTCGATGGGAGGAGTTGAGCATAGCTTTGGGGGGTCAGGGAGACGCGGATGACGAATGACGAGTTGATAACGGCACTTGAGCATGACTTGGCCCGCAAGGGAATGCCGACACCGGCTGAGAAGCCTGTGGTATTGGCGCGCTATTGCCTGCAGAATGCAGCTGTGGCTGCCCGAGGGGCTGAGTGTGCTTTGGTGGCCTGTAAGCCCCCTGCGGTGGCAGAAGCGATCAAGACAGCTCAGTTGGCTATTCAAAGCCTAGAGCAAGCACTGGTGCTACTGGCCACAATGGAGTCTACGGATGAGTAGCGGTACGCGGTTTGAGCCTTATGCAGCCAAGCAGCTGCAATCGGGGCTGGCTCCTGAGTTGTTGGGCAAGGTGGCGCGGTTGGGGCTGAGTCCTCGGCAGCAGGAGCTGAATCGGCTTTGGGCCGCATATCGAGGGGCGCAGTACAACTCCCGTAGGATTGATTGGGACGGCACTGAGAGGGCGCAGGGCATTGACGCGGAGGCTATTGCGTCTCAAGGCTACATCCCGCCTGGTTATTACGATGCGGGAGCCACCTTTCCGGTGAAGTTCCGTCGTCCCAGCCTACCCTATCATCTGCGACGGGTAATTGTGGATCGGTTCACAGGGCTGCTGTTCTCTGATCGAAAGCATCCGGTTATTCGGGTGGAGGGCGACAGCATCAGCGAGGACTACATCCGCACGCTGGCCGAGGTGAGCCGGCTGTGGCCTGCCATGATTATGACGCGGACCTATGGCGGCGCCATGGGCAGCACGGCCACAGGGTTTCAGTTCGTGGACGGCAAGCCGGTGGTGGAGGTGCATGATCCTCGCTGGTGCATTCCGACCTTTGAGGATCGGCACGCGCTGCGGCTGTCATCTCTTGAGAAGCGGTACATGTTTCCGGTGGATGAGCGCGACCCTGAGACGGGGGAGTGGATTCAGCGGCCCTATTGGTACAGGCGGATCATTGATCAGGAGCGGGACATTCTGTTCAAGGCGATTCCTGTGTCGGATGAGGTGCCTGATTGGGAGGTCGAGCGCGAAGTGGTTCACGGCTTTGGATTCTGCCCTGTGGTGTGGACTCAGAACATCCCTGTGCAGGACGACATTGATGGTGACTCCGACTGCTTGGGCATTGAGGACATGTGCGAGCAGATCGACGCGCTGCTCTCTCAGGCCAATCAAGGCATTCTGGCAAGCTGCGATCCCACCCTGCGGATCATTACGGATGCGGAGCTGGATAGCGTGCGCAAGGGCAGCAAGAACGCCCTGAAGCTGCCGCAGGGGTCTAGCGCCGACTACATGGAGATCAGCGGGCACGGCATTAAGGCCGCAATGGACATGGTACAGCAGCTGCGCATCATGGCTCTTGAGGTGGCTCAGTGCGTGCTGGATCAGCCGGGGCAGAACGCAGCCAGCCGCAAGACCGCTACTGAGATTGAGCGCATGTACGCCTCAATGCTGGCCAAGGCTGACGTGCTGCGGGAACAGTATGGTGAGAGGTGCGTAAAACCGCTACTGGAGATGATGGTCAAGGCGGTTCGGATCGTGGAAAAGCCTCGCGCTGTAGAGGGAATGATTGTTCGGCAGGAGGTCAAACTGCCCCTGCGGCTGATTACCAAAGACGATCTCTCCACTGAGCGGGTTGCGCGCAAGCTGTCGGATGACGGCGACATCATGATCAACCTGAATTGGGGTCCGTACTTCAACCCGTCGTTGGATGAGGCGTTCAAGGCAGTGCAGTCAGTGACCACGGCGCGACTTGGCGGGCTGCTTGATCATGAGCATGCAGTGGCCTTCACGGCTCCGTACTTCCTTGTGGAAGATGCTCGCGCCATGGCGCGCAAGGTGCAGCAGGAGTCTACTGCTATGAAGAATGAAGTAGACGATCAACTCATGGCTGGATTGAGCGGCAGCGAATGGGGCGAGAGCAAGCTGACGCAGGCCACGCAGGCTGCCAAGTTGGTGCCGCCTCTGCCGCCAGATGAGCCGAACAAAGTTGCACCCGAGTCTGAGTGATGTTGATTGCAGTCGATTTCGATGGGGTGGTGGTGTCAGTAAAAGGAAGGTCTTTTTCTGACACCTCCTCGCCCCTAAACCTGATTCCTGGGGCCAAGGAAGGGCTGCTGGCGCTCAAGAAGGCAGGACATACACTACTGCTCTACAGCGCACGCTCCAATCGCTCCCTGCTGTTTACGTCTGAATGGGATCCGTTAGTGCGTGCGGGCGTTAAGCGGCCTAATGAGTACGCATGGTCACAAGGGCGTGAGATCCATTGGGCGCGCTATCACCAGATGCTGGCCTTTTGTGATACCGAGTTGGCAGGCGTGTTTGATGCGATAGATGACGGCCTACAGGGAAAGCCGATGGCAGAC